CCTTCCGTGGGAACCGTTCTCAGGACCCACTTTCTGAGGATTCCGAACCAAACAAAGTCTGGACAGTGCGCGGGAATGGGTGTAGGAATACCGAATCAACCCTCAGATCGGGGGTGGCAGAGGGGGAACCATGGACGGGTACGAAGGCGAGGACGACTGGGAGTTCGGGGATCCGACATGGGAGCCCGTGGACTGGCGCCAGTTCTGGGACGACCTCGGGTGCTCGACCCTCGCCATGCTCGGCGTGGTCGGTGTGATCCTGGGCGTGGCCTGGTGGGTGGGACGATGAGCGCCACCGAGCCAGATTGGAAAGCCAGGGCCTTGAAGGCTGAGGCCGAGGCTGCCCACTGGAAGGGGAACCACGCCGTGCAGGTCCGACGGAAGCGCAACCTGCACCGTCGATACCTTGAGCTACGTCGGCGGTACATCGAGCTGGTTTGCCGAGGAGGGTGTCGGCCGTGAGCACCTACGAGATCTTCCTCTCCATCGTGACGGTCACCGCCGGCATCTCCCTGGTGGTCTGGCTCATCACCCGCCGGCCACCCCCACCCCCTGCCCCCTCGCCGGTCCACGACGATCGTCCGACCATGGCTGAGTTCACCACGGCCCTCGCCGCCCTCGAACGATCCCAGGAAGCCACCCTCGCGGCCATCGCCTCCCAGTCCCTGGCCTCCCAGGAGCACCTCGAGCGGGTCGTCACCAAGATCGTCATGCCGTCCGGCCCCGCGACACCGGCCGAGGATGCGGCACCGTGGGAAGGCACCCTCGATCCCGAGGACCCACTGCTGGTCCCTGGGCGCGAGGCCTCCGACGACTGGATCTCCGACGACGCGATGGTGGATCCCTTCGCCCCACCCGCGGGTCTGCCGCTGCCGCCCATGCCCGGGGTCCAGCCGCCAGACACCTTCGGAGGTGCGTGATGGTCACCATCATCCTCGCCGTGCGCTGGGCTATCGGAGGTGGAGCGTGACTGGCGGGGTGGATGTCTCCGCCGCGTTCTGGGTCAACGCCTGCACCCGCGCCGAGAAGCGTGCCGCTGCCGCCGAACGCCGCGCCATGGAGGCCGAGCAGGAACGGGACGCCCTCGACGCGCTCGTGAACGACCTGACTGCCCGCGTCGTGGCTGCCGAGCAGGAGAACGCCCGCCTGTCGATCAAGCTTACCGTCAGCGAACTGGACGTCGAGCACTGGGCCGCCAGCGACGCGGCCGCTCGGGCACAGCTCCGGTCGCTGCTGGACTTCGCCGAGCGCCACCAGCTCTCCTACGCCGACCACGACCACGACTGCTACGAGCTGTGGTGCATCGAACGGGACTACACCCGCCGACTCATCACGGAGGCCCCCGATGCCTGACCCGGACCAGCCCCTGCACCCGCTCGAATGGGCGTGACCCTGGTGGCCCCCCGGATCCCCGAGGGCTCGCGCCTCCCGTGGCGGGAGCGTGACCCTCGCCCCCTCACCAAGTACGCGTGGATGGACGACGGCGCGTGCCGGGGCCTCGACATCAACTTCTTCCCCGACGAGTCCGACACCCGGGCCATCGACCGCGCCAAGCACGTCTGCTCTACCTGCCCGATCCAAGCCCGGTGTGCGGGGGAAGCTCTGGGCCGGCGCGAGGCCTACGGCATCTGGGGTGGGCTCAGCGAGAAGGACCGTCGCAGCATCCTGCGGCGCAACCGACAGTCAAGGACGTGACCATGACCCATCAACTTGGCATCCGGGAGGGTGCCCTGATCCCCGAGGGCTACAGGGTGGACGACATCGCCACACAGAAGGGTTGGCAGATGGAGCGCCTGTGCGTGGCCATCTGCGGACTGTGGTGGGGCTGGGACTTCCAGCGACTCGTCACCTACTACTCCCGCGAGGCCCGGCCCATGGTCATCCTGCAGATGGCCAACCCGTGGCGCAATATCGACCTTCGGAGCAAGACATGACCCCCACGCTCTCCCTCCATTCCTGGTACTCCCGCCGCCTCGGTCACTGGGTGGCCGTGTGCGACCAGTACCCCGACCTCAACGGCGCCGGCAAGACCCGCATGGCCGCGCGCCTCGACCTCGAGAACCAGATCGCGAGTCTCCATGGCTGACACCCCAAGCGCCCCCGACACCTTCGAGCGCGAACTCCTCGACCTGTTGGATCTCATCGGCCGGCTGGCCGGCGACGATCCGATCTCCCACTCCTACGAGGGGCTGGGGGATGACTGCTTCTTCTGTGGGGTCCCCGAGACCTCGGTCTACATCAAGCCCAACTTCCACTCCCATGCGACCCACGCTCACGGCTGCGCGTGGGTCGAAGCTCGCCAGCTTCTCGGCAAGGATCTCGGCATGCACACGGTGACGGGGATGCCCGATGAGCGATGACTTCGACAACGACCCCCGGCTCGAGGACCGCGACACCATCGTCATCTTCGAGGCCGACATCCCCAAGTACTCGATCAACGCGAAGGGCCGGCTGGTCCTGACCGTTGAGGTGATGCCCGAGGACAAGTACCTGGCCATGCCGATCACCGACATCCAGGGGCGACGGTTCTCCTTCCGCATCTACACGAACACCCTCCGCGCCTCGAGGCTGCGGTCCCGGCTCGACACGGCGCGGGTCGCGATGCAGCCGGCGTCGGACTGGGAGAGACTCGTCCTGGTGCTGAGCGATCCCGCGGAAGGCGGCGACGATGTCTGACACCGGCATCTGCCCTCGTTGCGGAGAGGACTGCTTCGCCTTGTATCCAGTGATGACTGTCTACGGTCAGATTCTCGAGGTGTGCTCCGACTGTGAGAGCGACCTTCTCGATGAGTACAACACCCAGGAGGCTGACGATGAGTGACCTCTCCGGCCTCCTGGGCGACGACCCCGAGATCCAGGCCCTGATCCGCGAGCGCGCGACCAACATGATCAACTCGATCTTCGATCAGGCCGAGTTCGATCTCCGCCACGGCGACTCAGGCGCCCGGTCCGCGGCCTACAAGAACCTGCTGCCGATGCTCATGAAGGTCGCGCAGGCCTCCACGACCGAGGACTCGGAGACGGCGCGCATGATGGAGGAGGGCCACAAGATCCTCGCGGAGATGCAGGCCTCCCTCCCCTCCTATGAAGCCTTCGAGGACGACGAGCCCGACTCCCCCTTCGACGACCGGGACTGACCCATGGCCTTCGATCCCTTCCCCTTCATGAATGCCCTCAAGGTGGCGGACCGCGACACCAACCAGCTCGTGTCCCTCAGCAAGCACATGACCTGGCCGCAGAAGGTTCTCCTGCAGTCCGTAGCGGACGACATCAACGCGGACAAGCCCGTGCGCTACATCGTGCTCAAGGCCCGCCAGATCGGGATGTCGACGATGATCGAGGGGCTCATGTTCATGTTCTCGGTCCTGATCCCGCGCATGAACGGCAAGGTCGTGTCGCACGAGGGCGACTCCAATGAGCACCTGCTCCGCATCACCAAGACCTACTTCGAGAACTTCTGGGGCGCCAACTGGGTGCTCACGCCGAACACCTACGCGGCGAACAAGCTCGGGTGGAAGGAGAACGGCAGTCGGATCTCGGTCGCCACCGCGAAGAACAAGGAGGCCGCGCGCTCCCAGACCGTCCGCTTCATCCACGGGTCTGAGGTCGCGTTCTGGCCGGACCCCGAGTCCCTCACCATGTCCCTGTTCAACACGCTCCCGCGCCAGCCCCTCACCTTCTTCTTCCTCGAGTCCACCGCGAACGGCGTCGGTGACTACTTCCACACGACCTGGAAGGCCGCGAAGGCCGGCGACGTGGAGTACAAGCCGCTGTTCTTCGCCTGGTGGCAGCACCCCAACTACCGCGCCAGTCGCATCGGCCTCAACCACCTGCTCTCGGTCCCGTTCATCCCCCAGGGCGACGAGGAGAAGTTCGTCACCAAGTACCTCAAGTCCCGCGGGCTCGACAACCACCAGATCCACGACCGGATGCTGTGGCGCCGATCCATCCTCGCGACCGAGTGCGCGGGCGATGTCGAGAAGCTGCACCAGGAGTACCCGCTCACCGACGACGAGGCCTTCGTCTCCACGGGCAAGAACGTGTTCAAGATCGACATGCTGCGCTCGGTGTACGCACCCATGATCCCCGAGGTCGGCAGCCTGATCACGCGGCCCAACGGTCGCATCGAGTTCCTGCCCGACCCGGACGGCCCACTCAAGGTCTACAAGACCCCCTCCCAGGATCGTCGCTTCGGCCAGTACCTCATCGGCGGGGACCCGGCCTTCGGTGGTGTGGCCGGCGACTACTCGTGCGCGCAGGTGATCAACCGCCAGTCGTGGGAGCAGTGCGCCGTGTTCCGCAAGCGCCTCGACGCCGCCTCGCTCGGTGAGGAGATGGTCAAGCTGGGGCGCTGGTACAACGACGCCCTCCTCGCGCCCGAGGCCAACAAGGGTGGTGGCGCGGCGGTCGCGACGCTCCGGGCTCGCGCCTACCCGAACATCTACATCCACGAGTCGCCCGGCAACATCAAGGGGATGCTCGCGAGCCAGTACGGGTGGGTCACGAACCCGCAGACCAAGTCCGAGGCCATCGGCAACCTGCAGAAAGCCCTGTTCGATGCGGCCCAACCCGCGGCCCAAGCCCGGGGCCTCGGCCTGCGCATCCACGACAAGCAGACATACGAGGAGATGAAGGGCTACGTCATCCTCGACGGCAACAAGTACGGCAACTCCGCGGGGCAAGTGGATCACGACGACCTCGTGATGTCCCTCGCGATCGCGCTCACCTGCACCATGTACCAGAACGCGAACCTCATGAACTCGGGCGACGCGTACTCCGAGCCGCAGTACGAGATGCTCGACCTCCACGGCGCGGGGCCCACCACCCACGGCACCCGCACCCCGTTCGAGGAGAAGCTGGACCTCCTGGGCGTGGACTCCGCGCCGATCATGCACAACACTGGAACCGACGAGGACCCGCGGGTGGCGATGGAACGATCCGTTGCCAACACCTGGGCCACGGAAGATACGGAAGGCGACTATGGGTTCTAAGAAGCCCGCGAAGAAGGCCCTGGTGCAGTTCTCGACCGGGGCCGGCAGTGCATACCTGTGCTACCGGACGATCGAGAAGTACGGGCTGGCCAACACGATCCTTCTCTCCGCGAACACACTCGCGGAGGACCCCGACAACTGGCGATTCGGCCAGGAGGTGTGGGCCGATCTCGGCATGCCGACCTGGACGATCCTCACTCACGGCCGCACGCCGATGCAGGTGGGCCGAGATGCGCGCTGCGTGCCGAACAACCGAATGGCCGTGTGCTCGCGGGTCCTCAAGCGGGACATCCTGCGCGAGCACATCGACCGCAACTACTCGCCCGACAACGCGGTGATCCTGCTCGGCTTCGACTGGACCGAGGAGCATCGCCACATCAAGGCCCTCCCTCACTGGGAAGGCTGGGAGGTGGAGTCACCCCTCCTCGAGCCCCCATACCTCGAGAAGCCGGCGATCCTCGACTGGTTCCGCGGCCGCGGGATCGAACCGCCCCGTCTCTACGCCCAGGGGTTCTCTCACGCCAACTGCGGCGGGGGGTGCGTGCGCGGGGGGCAGGCTCAGTGGGAGCTACTTCTGCGGGTCAACCCCGACCTCTACCGCGACTGGGAGCGCGAGGAGCACGTCACTCGTGTCATCCTCAAGAAGAACGTGAGCATCCTGCGCGATCGTCGCGGCGGGACATCGAAGCCGATGAGCCTCAAGGAGTTCCGCGAACGTCTCGAGGCCAAGTGGGAGTTCGACAAGGAAGATTGGGGTGCCTGCGGGTGCTTCATGGACGAAGAAGGGGAAGTCAATGTCACCATCAACTGAGGGCAAGTTCGACCAGTTCCTCGAGGACAACTACCCCCTGATCCGGGTCCTCATCGGGGTCCTCGGGATCGTGTTCATCATCACCTCCCCCCTGGTCTGGGGCGGGGTCGGCTGGGCGTCGGGGTTCGTGGTCCTCGTCGTCGGCATGAACCTGAGCTACCTCGCGGTCAGGGGCGCATGATGAACGGTGCTGGATGGTTCATGCTCGGGGCCCTCACTGCGGTCGTCTGGTACTTCGTCGTGGACACGCTGATCGAGCGGCGCCAGAGGCGACTCGACCGCAGGAACGCCGAGGCCCTCGACCAGATCAAGGACGCGATCTTCAACGAGCCGCTCCCGTTCGGGGTCCCCATCGTGGAGTCCGACATGGTGCCCGACGACAAGATCTACGCCATCAACCCGAGCTACTTCTACCTGGACGGCACTCAGGCTGACGGGACCGCCTTCGTCATGAACAAGCAGTCGATGGCCCGCATCCGCAACCTCAAGGAGTCGTGATGCCCACCTACGAGTTCAAGTGCCCCAACGACCACCGCATCACCGTCGTCCTCCCCTCCCATGAGCGCGACAACCTCGTGGGCCGGCCCTGCACCGACTGCGACGAACCCTTGCGCCGACGGTGGACCCCCTTCCGCGTCATCGCCCCGTTCGAGGGCCACTTCAACCTGGGCACCGGCACCTACGTCGAGTCGAAGCGCGCGCTGGACGAGGCCAACCGGATCGCGTCAGCGGAGCGCACCCAGCGTCTCGGGCTCGAGACCAACTTCGTGGCGCACGACATCCGCGACCTCTCGCCCTCGGACATGGGGGTCACCGAGGACGGCCTCAACACCACCCACGACGCGCAGGTGGCCGCGGGCGTGAAGGAGTCCAAGGGCCGTTTCGTGTTCTAGCCTTGTGCTCATGGGAGACGACCCGCGCTGGATCATCACCGTCTGGGTGGCCCTCATGATCACCCTCACCGCGTCGGTCTGGTACTTCACGACTCAGCCCCTCCCGTGGTTGCCGTAGACTCACCCCATGGCCCTCTCGCTCGCGGATCCCACGACGCCCCCCGAGTCGCCCACCTCCTCTGAGCCCGCGAAGGGCCCGGGAGCCAAGCCCACCCCGCGCGCCACCCCCAAGCTGATCCTCGAGGCCAACCCCTCCGAGGCCAACCTGGCGCTCTACGGCGAGATGCTCCACCTGTTCACCCTGGCCCGCACGCACCGCCGGCCGATGGTGCAGCAGTGGGAGCGGAACTACCGCTCGCTCTACAACGACTACTGGGGCCAGACCCGCGCCACCTGGCTCCCGTCCCCGGCGCTCCCCGAGATCTACCCGATCGTGGACGCCCTCGTGTCCTGGGAGTCGGACCAGCGTCCGCGCTACACGATCGCGCCCCAGGCCCTCCCGCACACCGAGTACGCCCGCTTCTTCGAGGATGTGGCCTCCAACCTCGAGACCGTCCTCGACGCCTCCTACCAAGTGAACGACGAGGAGGGGCAGATCGCGATCGCGGAGTGGGACAAGTACGTCTACGGCACCGGCATCCTCAAGACGACCTGGGACATGACCCTCGCGGGCGGACTCGGGGATGCGATCACGCGCCGCGTCTCCCCCTTCGCGTTCTACCCGGACCCGCAGGCCACGTCGCTCGACGATGCCAACTACTTCATCGAACTGCGCCGGATGTCGATTCAGGAACTCGACCGCCGCTACCCGGGCACCGACTCGATCTTCCGCGAGGGCGGCACCGACATCGACTCGGATCGCGAGCCCAACCAGATCCTCGCCTCCACCGACGGTGAGCCCCGCCCCGTCAGCCCGGGAAACATCGGATCGAACACCTCCGCGTCCTACGGGGCCCCGGGCAAGGCCGGCATCCGCGCCACCGACATCCCCGGGGTCACCGTCCTCGAGTGCTGGATCCGCCAACACAAGACCTACACGGCGACCGACATCAACACGCGCGAGTCCATCCCCCGGGTCAAGGACGAGTGGCGCCTGGTCGTGTGCGCCGGCAACCGCGTCATCCTCGACACCCCGGCCTCTGACCTCTGGTCCCACGCCGGCCACCCCTACGACCGGATCGTGCTGCGCGACACGGGCGAGTTCTGGGGCCGCAGCCTGGTCAACATCCTGTCGTCGGCCCAGCGGTCCCTCAACCGGATCCTCGCGGCGATGCAGCACAACGTCGAGCTGACCGGCAACCCGATCTACAAGGACGTGGGCCAGCAGGGTCGCACCCCCCTCACGAACCGTCCGGGGCAGCGGATCCCAGCGACGATGCAGGGCAAGGACTCGGACTGGCTCAAGCCCCCGGTCATGCCCCCGTCGATGCCCGACCTCATGAAGTACTACCTGCAGCGGATGGAGGCCATCTCGGGTCTCACCGCCGTCGCCCGAGGTGGGGCCCCCGCCGGCCGCAACGCGCAGGGTGTGGTCGACGCGATCCAGGAGGCCGGCTTCGTGCGCATCCGGTCCTCGCTCCGCATCCTCGAGGCCGCGATGCGCGGGGCCGCGTGGAAGAAGGCGGCGCTGATCTCCGAGAACTACACCACGCCGCGGATCGTGTCGATCGCGGGCCCCGGTGGCGACCGCACCTCCCTCATGCTCAAGGCCCGCCACTTCCAGATCCCGACCTCCGACGGCGCGACCCCGCTCAAGTACCAGCTCATGGTCGACATCGGGTCGCGTCAGCACACCTCCCGCATCATGCGCGAGGACTCCGCGGTGCGCCTGTTCACCCTGGGCGCCATCGACCGTGAGGCACTCCTCGAGGACGTGGACTACAAGAACGCCCAGATGGTCGCGGAGCGGATGGACAAGCGGGAGATGGAACTGGCCCAGGCCGGCGAGCAGGCAGGACCCGGCAAGCGCGAACGCGCTCGAGCATAGGAACCCCCAGGAACAGGAGAGCATGATGGCAGCACCCAAGGTCCCCGAGGGCTTCTTCGCCCGGCAGGTGGCATCCGACGACGACTTCGAGGGTCTGTTCGTGGGCGAGTACCGCTTCGCCCCCGGCGCCGAGACCTTCTGCGACGAGCGCGAGGACAACGCCGAGGGTGAGTCCGATCCCGCCGGTCTCGGCCGCTCCCAGTCCTGACCTCCCGTCGCGGTCGTCTACACTCGTCCCTGACCCCGCCCTTCTCCCCAGGAGCGTTTCACCATGGCAGTCCAGAGCGGCATCACCGCCAAGACCGGCAGTGCCAAGATCACCAAGCTCGGCCACACCGCCGGCAACCAGTACGGCCAGAACCCCGACGCGAAGAACACCAAGCGTCAGGCTCCGACCGAGAAGTCGGCCAAGTAGCACCAGTCCCCCGCTATCCGGCCCCCACCCGCGTGCGTCCAGGCGCGGGTGGGGGCAGCCGCCGATAGGAGCCCGCGATGCCGTCGACCGCGACGATGAACACGATCCCCGAAGGTCTCCTCAAGGTGGCCAAGGATCTCACCGGCCTCATGGCCTTCCCGGGGACCGAGCAGGATCTCGCGTTCCTCACCGACCTGCAGACCCGCGTGCTCGGCTACATCCAGCACGCGAACACCCCGACCGGCGCCGGCAACTTCCCGCCGCCCGGTGCGATGCCTCCCACGTCCCCCGGCCCCGCGCAGCAGACCCCCGAGGGCATGCCCCCCGAACTGGCCGCGCTCATGGGTGGCGGTGCGCAGGTCTCGGGCATCACCCCGGCCGGCGGTCCCCCTGGTGGGATGCCCATGCCCGGTGGCCCGCCGCCGATGCCTGGCGGTGGCCCCAACCTCGCGGGCGGGATGCCGAACCCCGATGAGCTGCGTCGACTCATGTCGGCGGGCTAACCTCCCCCTCTCCGACCCCCCGAAGGCAGGCGACCCATGAGCTTCACCACCCCCGACGTTCCCGTGGCGGACGACGAGTCCGAGGAGTTCCAGCGACACCTCGCGGAGTTCCTCGACACGAACGCCCCCGAGGATGGTGCCCCCGTCGGCACCGCCCTCGGCTCCGTGGAGGACACCTCCCCGCAGCTCCCCGATCCTGCCCCGGCCCCCGAGGCCGAGGGCGAAGGTTCCCCTGGTTCCCCCCAGGGGTCGGAGGAGGGAGGGGTGGCTTCGTCGCCTGGGTCCACCCCTCCCCCGCCTCCGCCTCCCGATGATCCGCTCCCGCCGGCAGCCGAGGCCGAGGGCGAGGTCGACAGTCTGACCTTCGCCATCGGGGACGAGACCCAGATCACGACCGAGGGCGCGCCGGCCCCCACCCAGGACCCCGAGCCCGAGCCCGAGCCCACGGCCGGCGTCGACTACGACCGGATCTTCCGCGCGTACTTCCCCGAGACCGAGGTGACCGCGGCCAACGTCGTCGAACTCCTCGACTTCGGCACTCGGATCCAGTCGCTTTCGCCCGAGCGTCAGCGCATCCTCAACGCGGCCTTCGCGGATGATCCTGCCGCCTACCTCGGTGACCTGATCCCGCGCGCCACCCCGGCCACCCCTCCCACCACCCCCCCGCCGGCTCAGGTGCGACGGGTGCAGCGCGAGGACGAGTGGGGCAACGTCGAGACCATCGAGGTCCCCGTCGAGCCCGACCCCCACGTCGCCCAACTCGAGGCCCGACTCGCGCAGATGGAGTCCTACGCGCAGGACCAGGCCCGCATCGCCCAGGAGCAGGCCATGCAGCGTGAAGCCGACCTCGCGAGCGCGGGCCTCGACGACTTCAAGGCCAAGTACCCGAGCCTGGATGAGACCGACATCGCGCTCCTCCACGCGCAGGCCGTGCAGAAGGGGCTCTACCCCGCGATCGCCCGCGCCAACAACAACGACCCGCGCATCGCCTACGCGACCACGCTCGAGACGGCGATGCTCATGAACCCGGTCTACAAGGACCACGCCCTGCGCTCGCCCTCCACCCCTGCCGCTCCCCCCACCCCGCAGGAGCAGACCCGGGCCGCGCTCGCGTCCGCGGTGTCGGCCTCCACCTCGTCCCCCCTCTCGCACGTCGAGCCGGCCAAGGTCGCCTCGACGGACGCCGAGATGAAGCAGCAGATCGCGGCCGAACTACAGAGGCTCGTCGACGCGAACGGGTAGCCCACCTGCTCCACTTCAGGGGACCGATGCGTAGGGGTTGCGCGTCGGTCCCTTTCGCGTGTTCTACACTCATCCCCAGACAGAGCAGTTCCCGAGTTAGGCGACAACTCACCCCAACCTGAGCCAGTCCCCTTCCTCGGAGGAACCAATGTCCACGACGACCGCTGTGATCGGTACGAACACGGTCAACTCGATCTCCAAGCGGGTCGTGTTGCCTCGGATCATCGACCAGATCTACGGGACCAACGCCCTGTTCTGGCGACTGAACAAGGCCAACAAGCGCTACTACGACGGCGGCACCCACATCGAGGTCCCGTTCATGTACGCGACGTGGAGCAACGGTGGCCCGTACCAGGGCTACGACCTCCTCGACGTGGCGCCGAACGACACGATCAAGAACGGCGCCTGGGACATCAAGCAGCAGTACGTCCCGGTCACCGTCGACGGTCTGACCCTCGCCAAGTGCAACAGCACCGAGGCCGTCGCCAACCTGCTCACCATCCAGTGGGAGCAGGCCCGCATGCAGATGGCGAACAACATCGGCACCGGCATCTACTCGGACGTGGTGACCGACCCCAAGCAGATCGACGGGCTCAAGGGCGCCGTCGACGCGGGCGGCGTCGCGACCTCCTACGCCGGCCTGACCCGCGCGTCGAACACCTACCTCAACTCGCAGGTGGACTCCACGACCACGACTCTCACGCTCTCGAGCCTCCGGTCGATGGTCTCGTCCTGCACCAAGGGCGGCAACAGCCCGACCCTGGCCCTGTCCCGCAAGGAGCAGTACAACCGCCTGTGGGTTCTCATGTCGGCCAACCAGCGCTACGTCAACGTGGACGAGAACATGACGAACGCCGGGTTCACCAACCTGTCGTTCGACAACATCCCGTGGGTGCTGGACGACAAGGTGTTCGACGGCCCGAACGCCTCGAACTCGGCCATCCTGTTCTTGAACGAGGACACCATCCAGCTCGCCTCGTTCTCCTCGACCGACTTCTCGATGGTCGACTTCCAGCGTCCCGTCAACCAGGACGCCATGACCGGCCAACTCCTGTGGTACGGGAACCTCATGGTCCTGTCCCCCCAGACCCAGGGCAAGATGACGGCCCTCACGGCCTGAGTCCCCTCCCCCCGACCCTTCCAGCACAGGAGACTCCTCCATGGCAGACAAGACCATCACCAACCCGCTCCTGGCCTTCGGGTACACGAGCGACACCGACAAGCTGTACCAGCAGATCGCGCCGTTCAAGGCTCAGAGCGCGATCACCGGCCCCGCCGTCGTGGCGGTCAACACCACCGGCAACGTGGCGACCATCGCCACCGACGGGGTCGCGGCCACCACCGTGGGCATCTGCATCAACTCGCCGGCTGCCGGTGAGATCGCGCAGGTCGTCATCGCCGGCATCGCGGAGAACGTCCCGTGCGCCGGCACCGTGTCGGCGGGTCAGATCCTCATCCGCTCCGTCACCACGGCCGGCCGGGTCAACTCCTCGGCCACCGCGGCGCTCGGTGAGGCGTGTGGCATCGCGATCCGCGACGGTTCCGGCGCCAACGGCACCGTGGACGTGTGGGTCAAGTTCTTCGGCTGATCCCGCCAGCGCTACCCTGTGGTCCATGACTACAGGCGACCCGCAACCCACTCCCGTCAACGACCCCCCGCTCGTGTTCCTCGGAACCATCTGCGGGGGGTCGTTGCGCGTCGAGTACGTCAACTCCATGATCCAGACCGCGACGCATCCCGAGACCGGGGTCCGGGCCACGATCATCGAGCCCTACGGCCCGTACCTCGATGACGGTCGCAACGTCGTGATCGAACGGGCCCTGGCTCGGGGCGAGTTCGACTACCTCCTGTTCGTGGACTCCGACATCTCATGGCGCCCCGAGGACGTGTGCAAGATCGTGGCCGCGGCCGAGGCCCACCCCTTCCCTGCGATCTTCACCGGGGCCTACTCCTCGGCGCGCCACGGCGTCCCGTTCGTCGTCGCCGGCAACTACATCCCGGGGTCGCGCAACGTGGAGTGCTTCACCATGGAGCAGTTCTACGACCTTCACGCCCGACACGGTGACGGTGCGGTGCAGATCGATGGCTGTGGCGCCGGCTTCCTCCTGATCCCCCGCGTCGTCATCGACCGCCTGCTCGAGATCCATGGCTCCCCGGTCCCGTGGTTCTGTGAGCCGATCATCGATGGGGTGCACCACGGGGAGGACTACGGGTTCTGCATGCGGGCTGAGGACGCGGGTTTCCCGACCTACCTCGTCCCGTCCATTACCCTTCTCCACAACAAGACGGTGGCGCTCGGCTTCCCCGGGCTCCCCACGACCTGAAAGCAGGCGACCATGGCCGAAGTGATCCCCGAGCAGACCATCGTCCGCGTCAAGAACCTGGACCCCGTGCGCCCCTTCGTGGACGACTACGCGAGCCAGCGCTACGTCATCGAACCGGGGGGCGAGACGATCGTCCCGTACTTCGCCATGGTCTACTGGTTGGGGGACCCGCGCGCCGTCGACGTGGGGGACCGCAACTCCCAGCCGCACCTGCAGCACCGCACGATGGAGCTGGACCGGCTGCAGACCAAGTACGGGACCTACGGCGACTCCTGGTACCCCCAGGAGTGGGAGATCAACGAGGAGAACGCCGACCTCTACCCCGCCTCCCGCCACCGGAACCTGCCGAAGCTCGAGGTCACCTCCATGACCGGCGAGCGGCTCTACACCGTCATCGACGACCCCGAGGGCAACCACCTCAACCCGGCCACCCAGACGGTCAACGAGAACCGCAACATGGCCGAGGCCGTCGTGCAGATGCAGCAGCAGATCCAGGCCCTCACCACCCAGCTCGCCCTCGCCGACCCCGCGGCCGCGGCAGCCCTCATCCCCTTCGCGCCGGCCGAGGCCTCCGAGCCCGTCAGCGTCGAGTCGATCGTCGAGGGCATGGCCGTGAACGACGACGACCGCGACCCCGAGCCCGACCCCGACGACCCCGCGGCCAAGGCCGGTCCCGACCTGCCCCCGCGAGCCCAAGCCGCCAAGGCCCGTGCCGCGGCCGCGGCCAAGAAGTAGGAGCTGAGCCATGGACAACGAGCAGATCACCCACAACTTCACCAACCACCCGCCTCAGAGCGATGACATCGCGACCAAGCTCGACGACCTCACGACCGAGTTCGTCATCATGGCCAAGATGCTGAATCGCAACTTGCCCGAGGGTCGAGAGAAGGCCCTCGCCCTCACCAACCTCGAGCAGTGCTCCATGTGGAGCAAGGCTGCCGTCGCCCGCAACCAGGAGGGTTGACCCATGGACATCAAGCACTTCATCAAGGTCTGGTCCCAGGCGGGCGCAACCCTCGTGGCGGTCACCATCAACCTCCTGATCGTGTTCGGGGTGGCGACCTGGGAGCCCGAGCAGATCGCCGCGGTCAACACCTTCTACGCGACGGTGATGATCCTCCTGCGCCAGCTCTACTCCGTCACCGAGGACACGCCATGACCTTCGACTTCGGCAGCGCCATCGACGAACTCAAGGCCGGCGAACGCGTGCAGCGTGAGGGCTGGAACGGCAAGGGGATGTGGCTCGAGCTGCAGGTTCCTGACGAGCACTCGAAGATGACCCTGCCCTACATCTTCATGTCGACGGCGCAGGGTGACCTCGTGCCGTGGCTCGCGTCCCAGACGGACATCCTGGCCACTGACTGGCAGAACTTCGAGTGACACCCGCCGAGGCCCAGGCGGAACTCCTCAAGGTCAACGAGGATCTCCGCTCGGCCATCGACGCGGTGCCGATCGTCGCGGTCACCTTCGAGCGCAAGAAGGCCAAGACCTTCAAGGATCTGGTCGTCTCGGGCGAGTCGGTGACCGCGGCGCGCGAGTGGGCCACGGTGAACTGTGTGGAGGAGGCCTTCGACCTGGCGCGGGCCAAAGCCAAGGTCGAGAGCCTGCGGGAGCGTCAGGCGATCCTGGTGTTTCTCCTCGAGCACGACCTGCTGCCATGAAGCATTGGCGAGTGGACTCGTTGCCTGGTGGCCAAGGTCCCGTCATCATCGTGCCGATTGACGATCTGATCGAACACGACGAGTTCTCTGAGGACTGCCTTTGTGGCCCCTCATCGGAACCCGTGAAGCGTGACGATGGGTCGATGGGCTGGGTGCTCGTACATCACTCCCTCGACGGTCGCGAGGCCGACGAACCCGCGGGCGCGTAGACTCGTCCCATGGCCGCACCACCGCTCGATCCGACCGGAGGACGCATGACCATGTGGCGCAACTGGACGACCCACAACCTGATCGCTCACCCGCTCAGCGAGATCGCCCACCTTCTCGGCCTCGACGAGTGGGCCGACCTCATCCACGACTCGACCATCCCCGAGCACGAGCCGGGAACGGGGCGAGGATGACCCGCGAGGAAGCCGAGGCCGCGATAGCGGACTACTCACGCGCGGTCGACCAGCTCACCTACGGCGTCGCTCAGGCCTTGCATCGCTCGGGGGCGTAGACTCGTCCTATGGCCGCACCCCCGCTCGATCCCGGCTGGAAGGCGATCGACAACTTCACGCCGGGGATCCGCACCACGATCTCCCCGAACCACCCGCCGGGCACCGCCCAGGAGAACGGGACCTTCCGGTGCTACGCGGACGCCTCGGGCGCGCTGGTCCCGCTCCCGCGCCTCAACCTGCGCCACCTCCCCCCGACCCCTCCGGTCCCTGATCCTTCCCTCTCCTCCGAGCAGTACCGGATCATCGGGCTCCACGTCAACAACCCGATGTTCTGGCCCTCCGAGGCCTCCCCGGGCGTGGACCAGAACAACACCGAGATCTTCATGGGGGTCGAGTACTGGGATGCCCCCTCGGGCGCGTCAACCGTCCACTTCGTCCTGTACCGGTACAAGCGGCACTACAAGAACAACCCGGTCTGGGAGAACGTCTGGTCGGAGTCGGACCAGATCGACTACTCCCCCGACATCCGGCCCAAGCACTTCCATTTCCAGACGACGCGCTCGAACAACACGACCCCCACCGAGGCCGGCCCCGCCGTCACCTGCTGGGCGGTGAACGGGCACACGGCCATGTTCCCCGACGACACGGCCACGACCACGAACTCGACGCGCTACCTCCCGGGCGACACGACCAACGATCCGATCAACCTGACGAGCATCGGGGCCTTCGTCAGCGTCGACTCCCTCGTCGGGCACCAGGGCCGCATCGTGTTCTTCCCCCTCACCCTGATCGCGTCGGGCGACGAGACGATCTTCACGACCAACGAGGCCTTCTACTACTCGGAGGTCAACGACGCCCGCACCCTCGACGCGTCCCTCGGCGGCAACCACTTCAAGATCGTCGCCGGCTACGAGAACCCGAACGGGTACGGGGTCTGGGCCTCGCTGACCGCGAACGAACTCCTGCTGATCAAGACGCGCGGTGGGGCCCTCATGATCCGCGGCGACCTCGACGACCCGACCCAGGTCTCGACGCTCCCCTACGTCCGATCCACCGGCCTGTCGAACAACGTCGGCACGCGCTCCCCGCTCGGCTACCTGTACCCGGTGGACGGCTCGGGCGTGTGGCTGTGGAAGGGCGGCGACCAGTCCCAGCACATCACCCGCAACACGATGTCCCCGGACTTCTGGCGCCCGCCCGCGACCGTGCCCGCGACCATCGCCTACGAGTCGGGCGAAGAGCGGACCGACGCCGGCTGGGGCTACGGCTGGACCCAGTGCGCCGACTGGAACGAGTGGGTGCTGTGGCCCAACAACTGGTTGCTCGACACCGACGCCGACTCCCCGGACAACCCGGGTGGCTCGTGGTGGCGGATCGACTCGACCGACGACACCGAGGGCGGCTACGTCATCCACCAGTGGGCGGTGAACTGGCGCGGGACCGAGGCTTACGGCACCCCCTCGGGCTACCGCGACGGGTCGGAGTGGGCGCTCTACGAGTTCTCCATCCAGCAGCCGTCCTCGGCGTTTCGGTGGCGGTCCCAGCCCCTGCGCGAGTCCTACGCCGCGCAGACCAAGATCGAAGCGGTCGGGATCGTGGCCACGGGTCGCGGGCGCGTCAACGTCACGGTGCGCTCGAGCCAGGATCTCGTGGGCAAGGCCTTCGACTTCGTGATCGACGACCTCGAACACCCGACCCTGCTGCAGCTCCCGTGCGGGGTCGAGGGCACGCACATCACGTTCGACATCGACTCCCGCGCGGACATCGAGGGGGAGCCGGCGCCGAGCGTCCACGCGCTCCCGTACCTGCCCTCCGCGAACAACCTGCCGATCCCGCTCTCGATCCGCCCCTGATCCCGGGAGATTCTCGTGCCCACCGACTACCCTGCGGCCATCGACTCGTTCACGAATCCGACCTCCTCGGATTCGATGGCCACGGTTCCTCACGACGAGCAGCACGCCAACGCCAACGACGCGATCGAGGCGATCGAGACCGCCCTGGGGGCTGACCTCGCCAACGTCCACGCCCTCGCCCTAATCCGTTCCCTGGGAGCCTGACCATGCTGATCCTCGACACCACCACTGACGCCATCGAGATCAAGATGGGCGCCGCGGCCACCACCAACGAGGCTCGGTGCTTCGCGTCGTGGCGCGACATCACGTCCACGGCCTACACCGCGGGGCGCACCGCTACCCTCACCAGTGGCACCACCCCGGTCGATTGCCCCGGGGGCCCGGCGGCGTCGACTCAGCGCGTCGTGGACATGATCAACGTCTACAACTCCGACACCGTGACCCAGACCATCACCGTCACCTTTGACGACAACGGCACCGAGTACATCCTGTGGTCCGGGGCCCTCGCGCCCTCGGAGTCGGTCTGCTACGTCGAGGGGGTGGGTTGGCAGCGGCAGGGCACCTCGGGCGCGCAGGTGGTCAGCTCGGGTACCCCTTCGGACGTGCAGACCTTCACCTCCACCGGGGCCGGCACCTGGACCAAGCCCGCCACCTTCACCCCCAAGTTCGTGCGGGTCGTGTGCATCGGGGCCGGCGGCGGTGGAGGTGGCGGTGCGTCGGCTACGGGCGCGCTCGTGCGCACGGGGGGTAGTGGTGGTGGGGGTGGGGCCCACGCGGAGGCGATCTTCACCGCGGCCGACCTGGGCGCGACCGAGGCCATCAACGTCGGCGTGGGTGGGGCCGCGGGTACGGGCGCGGCCGCGGCGGGTTCGGGTGCAGATGGTGGGGCGGGAGGCAACTCGACGTTCGGCACCGGCACCAACTGGTTGACCGCGTTCGGTGGGGGCGGCGGACGGCAGGGTGTGAACTCCGCGGCCGCGGGTGGTGGCGGAGGGGGCGGAGGTACGGGCGGTGTCGGGGGTCTCGGTTCGACGGCGGTGGGCGCGGGTGGGCTCCCGGGTACATCAAACGTCACGGGCGTCACGGCCGGTACCGGGTCCCAGGGTCCCATCACCGTGGTCACCACCCACAACGCCGAGTTCGGGGGCGGGGGCGGCGGTGGACACACGAACGTCCCGGCCAACTGCGTCGGGGGCGGCTCGATCTACGGTGGCGGCGGTGGGGGCTGCGGCGGGGGGGCCACGGTCGCGCCCGCGCTCATCGCTCCGACCGCGGGCGGCAAGTCCGGGGTCTACGCCGCGGGTACCGGTGGGGCCGCGGGTACCGGTGGGGCGGTCCCGACTGCGGGCACGGCGGGCGCGAACGGATCGTCGAAGGTCGCGGGCGCGGGCGGTGGTGGTGGCGGTGGTTCGATCACGGCTGGCATCAAGGGGGCCGCGGGCGGGGCGGGTGGCTACCCCGGCGGTGGTGGCGGCGGCGGCGGTGTGGGTGAGAACGCGGGCGGTGGCGGCAACGGGGGAGCTGGTGGCCGTGGCGAGGTGCGCGTCTACTCCTGGTAGGTGGTGAGCCATGGCCTACAACTCCTCGAGGGTCTACAACTCCACCGACACCTTCAACTCCGATGGAGCGGCCGCGAGTGGGTCGGCCGCTCCGGTCCTGCAGATCCCGTTCCTGCGGTGGCCAGCCGACCTCAGCCTCCCGCACTACGAGACGAACTGGCGCGAGATCGAGCGGTGGGCGAACACGGCTCGGTGCCCTGACGCGGACCCGGACTGGTCTCGGGTGTCGTTCCGCACGCCGTACCCGAAGTGGGTGGGGTGGCGCGAGGCCGAGGAGAACTACCTCGAGTTCCAGCGGTTCGCCTCCGCCCTCGCCGCGCTGTCCACCACCTCCACCTGTCCCGATCTGTTCGTGCCCTACAAGCAGTGGGCGCGCCCGAACTGGCCGGCGTGGAGTCTGGCCGAGGAGGAGGCCAACCTGCTCGAGATCATGCGGTGGGCCAACGCGATGCCGGGGTGCTGCGGTGGGTGCCCGGTGCCCGTCATCACCTCCGCCGGCTTCCTGGGTTCGCCCGAGGACCAGATCGACATCATCGGCACCGACCTCACTCCGGTCACCGCGCTCAGCTTCGAGGGCACGGCCGCGTTGTCGTGGACCGAGGTCGATTCGACGCACGTCATCGGCACCTGGGCCCTCGGGGTTCTGGGCGTGAACGGCACCGTCACCCTCACCACGGCGTGCGGGTCCTCGGACTACTTCATCGCCATCGGCTGATCCTCCCCGCCTCGGAGGGTAAAGTGGTCGCATGGAGCCCGGTGAGGACATCAAGTGGACCGTCGAGTGGTGCCTCGAGAAGCGCGTCGGGGATGACCCGACCGTCGACCCCTACGAGCGCCTGGTGGTCCCCGGCAACCTGCTCATGTACGGGGGAGCCTCACTGATCATCGAGTGCCTGGTCGGGAACGGCACCGGCACCACGGCCCAGACTCTCACCTTCCTCAAGGAGTCCGAGGCATACCTGGGCGTCGGGGACTCCTCGAGCGCGGTGGCCGCGACCCAGACCGATCTCCAAGCCGCGTCGAACAAGACGCGCAAGGCCATGGACGCGACGTACCCGACCCACACCGACGGCACCACCTCCGCGGCCGCGTCGGTGATCTGGAAGTCCACGTTCGGGACCTCGGATGCGAACTACGCCTGGAACGAAGCCGCTCTGTTCAACGGGTCCTCCGGGGGCCGGATGCTCAACCGCAAGCTCGTCAGCATGGGCACCAAGACCTCCTCGGATTCCTGGACCCTCACCCTCACCGCGACGTTCGCCTGATCATGGGCCACCCAGCGCTCATGGGGCGAACACGGAACTCGCGTGCAGCCCGAGGGCGCACGCGTGTCGGTGGCGTCGACCTGTACCTGTCGGCCGCGGGTCAGGACATCATCCCGTGGGGGTCCTGGGACGCCGTGTCGGGGTGGACTCCGGTCCGCACGCTCAACACGTCCTACTTCTTCGCCGGCTACCTGGATCAGACCGCGGCCGACGCCGACGCGGGCGACTACATCGAGTGGTTGGTGCGACTCACGGGTGGGACCTACACCCTCATCGGCATTGGTCAGTCGGCTCCTGACGCCGGCATCGTCACCTACACTCTCGACGGTGTGACGTTGGGGACCCGGGACTGGTATTCGGCGGCACCCACCGCGAATGGAGCCTTCGCGATCGTGGGCGTGGTGATCGCCACCGGGATCCACACGCTACGAGCGGCGGTCCTGTCCAAGAACGCGTCGTCCACCGACTTCCGTATGGCCCACGACCTGATTTCCTTCAACCGGACGGGACCCTGACATGGCCGTCGTCGCCGCCCCCCACATCGACATCGTGCCCTGGTCGGGGGCCAAGTCCTCGAGTTCCGGCCTGGCGCGCCTGGCCATCGGCGGGCTGACCGGTGCGCTCGGGGTCCCGATCTCGGGCGGGGTCAACGACTTCATCGCCTGGGACGTGCCCCTGACGGCCGGCACCTGGACCATCACGGTCATCTACGCCAAGCTGGCCAACGCGGGGATCATGACGGGCTCCCTCGGGGGCGTCGATCTCTCCCCCACCGTGGATGCCTACGCAGCCGTCACCGCTTACGACAACGTGATCCAGTGGACCGGCGTGGTGGTGGCGAATGGGCTGAGCGAGTTCCGGCTGCGGGCCGCATCGAAGAACGTGTCTGCCACCGACTACTTCGTTGCCCCCCAGCTCGTCACCTTCACGAACCAGGCGGCACCGACCAACACCTTCACCTGTGTGGGGCCGTCGCGCATCGACATCATCCCCTACGGCAACTGGGACTACAGCGCGGGCAACACCCCCACGCGCACCTACACCGCGAGCGCCATCTCGGGGGGCGTGGTCAGCGCTACGTCCAGTGCGACCAACGAGATCGGGTGGTACGTCCCCCTCACGGCCGGCACCTGGGCTCTCGACATCCTGGCCCCGACGGGCCCCGACTCGGGCATCCTCACGATCACCCTCGACGGGGCCTCGGTGGGTACGGTCGACACCTACAGTGCCGGGGCTGTGTGGAACCTCAACAACTCGTTCACCGGCATCAACGTGCCCACCTCCAAGATCGCGCTCCTCAAGGTGGCCGTACCCACGAAGAACGGCGCCTCGGTCGGGAACCGCTACTACCTCCAACACGTCGCCCTACGAAAGACCGCGTGACCCATGCCTGAGATCACCCGCACCCCCGACGCGACGAACGTCACCACGGTCCCCGATCTGGCCCGCGGCGTCATCGTCACCACCACCACCGACCCGGCGGGCAACGTGCTCTCCACCGTCGAAGCACCCATGCCCCTCGAGCAGGTCAATGCCGGCGCGCTCGCGAGCAAGGCTCAGGCGGCGCTCGCGGCCAACGCGACGTACCTCGCGATCGGCGCCCCGACCAACCCTCAGGTCGTGGCCCAGGTCGACCGGCTCACCCGCGAGGTGAACGCCCTGATCCGCCTGGTCATCAACAAGCTCGACGCAACCACCGGGACCTGACCATGGGCTTCGAGCAGGACTTCGACACGATCATCCTCTCGCCCTCCCATGGCGGCGCGACCGGCGCCATTGTCGCCCTGTGCTTCCACGACACCGAAGGTGGGGGCTCGGCCAAGAACGTGGGCCAGTTCTTCGCGAACCCTGCCACCCAGGCTTCGACCACGGGTGTGTTCTCCGACTTCGACTCCTGTGGGTGCGTGCCCTATACGATCACGGCCTGGCACTCCGGGGCCGGCAACCCCTGGAATGGCGCGATCGAAGGCTACGAGCACGTCGGGTACGCGTCGTGGTCTCGAGCGGAGTGGCTCACCCATACGGCCATGCTCGACAAGTCGGCCCGCCACTTCGCGAAGCGGTGCAAGGCCCTCGGGATCCCCCCGCGCAAGATCGACTCGGACCAGCTCGCCCGCGCGATCGCCACCCGCAACCCCGCGGACGGTGGCATCTGCGGCCACTACGACATCACGCTGGCTGCAGGGGTCTACGGCGGCCACACCGACCCGGGGCCCAACTTCCCGTGGGACTACTACATCGACCTCGTGCGCAAGTACCACGGCTCGGCCCCCACCCCCGGGCCCACCCCTCCCCCTACCCCCACCATCGAGGATCACGACATGAACACCATCATCTGGATCGAGACCAAGTCCGGGGCCTACGTCTACGACCCGCACGCCGGCACCGGGCGCAACATCAACCCGGACGAGGTGGAGGTGCTCAAGGCCGCGGGCTGGCCCGAGAAGCGCTACCCCGCGGGTGGGGCCATGCACCGGATCCTCGACTCGGGCGTGCGGAAGATCAACTACTCCACCGTGGGGTAACCTCGTGGCCATGATCCTGGCGGAAACGGTTGCCATCGACATCGCCCTCATCGTCATGGGGCTCGGCGTGTTCGTCACCATCGGTGTCGGGCTGTTCTCCTGGACACTCGTAACCGTGGTGCGCCTCACGGGCATCGTGTCGGTGCTCGAGGAGAAGGTGCACCAGCTCGCCATCAACATCGACGATCTGGTGGCGGGCAGCCCGGAGGTCCGGCGTCGGCCAACGCACCGGAGCGGCTGAGGTATCCTTGACCCATGGCTACCGACAGTGTGATCAAGAGCGCATCGAACACCCTCTCGACCACCACGGTCGACACGATCAACCTCAAGCAGTGGTGGGACCAGATCGAGATCTCGAACCAGGGCACCACGGCCCTCACCGTGACCCTCGACGGCACCACCCCGACGGCCCTCATGGACAACGCGGAGATCGTCGAGGCCGGCGTGTCCAAGCTGTTCCGGGCCGTGCGCCAGGGCAACGGCATCGCGGGTGACGCCACCTACTTCTGCCACATCGTGAAGATCATCGGCAACGGCAACGCCTACTCCGTCGTCGGCATCGCTGGCCAGTAGCCCGAGGTCGTCGTGGCCACCGTCAACCAGACCTTCACCGAGGCCTTCCAGTTCACCGAGTCCCTCCTGCTCAACGGGGAGAACTCGCACCCGGGCTCGGAGACCATCACCTTCGGGGACACGTTCACGAAGTTCGTGGTTGGCTCATTCGAGTGGCAGTACCCGTTCACCGTCGAGATCCGCGACACGCGCACCCACGCGACGATCCTCAACTACACGGGCCCGAACGGCAGCCTCCTCCAATAGCCCCTGGGCGGTAGTACCATCTGGGGGTGGCCGACATCTACCTCACCCAGAACCGCCGGCTCCCAGTCCTGCACGCGGTGCTGCGCGACTACTCGGGGATCTTCGACCTCTCCACCGCGTCGGCCGTGAAGCTGGTGGCGATGGACTCGGGCGGGGTCAACAAGATCAACACCGCGTGTACGATCGTCAACCCCTCGACCTCGGGTGAGGTGACCTACGCCTGGGCCGCGGCCGACGTGGACACGCCCGGGACCTACTTCGCCAAGTTCATGGCCACCATCGGCGGGCAGGATCTCCCGTTCCCCTCCGACGGGTTCCTGACCATCCAGATCAACGAGGACCCGGTATGAGCAAGACCCAGGGCGTGCTCCTCACCGAACTGGCCGCGCGCCTGGGCGATCCGGGGATGACGTACTTCTCCCCGATCGAACTCCGCACCTGGATCAACGAGGGGGCCCGGGAGATCGCGCGGCGCACCGAGTGCCTGCGCGCGGTCGCGACCACCGCGGTCACCGCCGGCACCCAGTCCTACACGGCGCCGACGGACGCGGTGCGGATCCACAAGGTGGAGTTCAAGCCCACGAGTGACAGCCGCTGGTTCCCCCTCGAGCACCGGGACATGAGCGCCGCGGACATCGTGTGGGGCACCCAGCGCGCGATCACCCAGTCCTACGCTCCCGAGTTCTGGACCGGCTGGGGCTACCCGGGGTCCACGAACTTCACCGTCGAGCTGTACCCCACCCCCTCGGCTGCGGGCACCCTGCGCTTCCAGTACTACAAGCTGCCCACCGACCTCTCCGTCACGGGCTCCGCAGCGGGCACCCCGATCGACTGCCCGAACGGGTGGGAGGACGTGATCCTCGACTGGGCCGAGACCCGCGCCGAACTCAAGCGCAAGGATGTCAACGCCTACCAGATCAAGGACGCCATCTTCAAGGACCACCTCATGGCGATCATGGAGACCTCGATCCGCTACACCGACTCCCCCGGCGAGATCACCTTCGACCCGCAGTGGTTCGCGAACCAGGATGGGTATTGACACCCGCGATCCCGTCATGCAATGATGCCACCCACGCACCGAAGCACCCCCTCCGCCCCCACCTTTCCGGTGGGGGTGCTTCGCGTCTAGGGGTCGGACAGGCGCGGGTGTAGAATCGCCTCATGGCCCTCGGTGTCGGTGTCCCCAGTTGGCTGTCGTCGAACTCGCGAGCGTCGAGTGGTGGGGGCGCGGCCAGTGGCGGATGGGGCGGGGGGTCTGACGGCGGGAGCGTGAGCCTCGACCCCGCGAAGATCAGCTCCTCCACGTCGTGGCAGCGGTGGGGCACCAACACCCCGGGTGGGATCGGGTGGGACCCGTCCAAGGTCAACCCGAATGGGCTGGGGCCGGCGACCCGCGAGGGCAACTGGAACTCGTCCACTCAGATGAACGTGGCCAGTTCCACCCCGCCGGCCAACACCACCAACGGGTACGGTCGATACCCCGGGGACAACCCGAACGGGACCCCATCCGGCGGGATCGGTCCCACCAACCCGGATGCCCCCCTCTACGGTCAGTCCAACAACCCGTTCAACATCAACACCGAGTACGCCACCCGCCTCTACTGGCTCGAGAACCAACTGGGTCGCGGCCAGGCGCAGATCGGCGCCCACGGCGAACTCCTCAACGCCCAGGGTCGCAACCTCAACGCGCAGTACGGGTTCTCGAATCGTGAAGGCGACCTCCGACTCAAGGCCGGCGAGGCTGACCGCGCGTACATCGACAAGTCTCGCCTCAACATCGACCAGCTCCGGGCCCTGTACGGCGAGCAGGCCGCGAACGAGATCGCGGGGCTCAACCAGAAGGCCGATGTCAACCGGCGCGACATCAACTCGAAGGCCACGGCCGCGGGTGCCTACTTCTTCGCCGGGCGCGGGGACCACATCAACGACGTGAACAACGACCTGGCGAACTCGACCGAGAACGTCAACCTGTCCACCCGCCAGAAGCTCCTCAGCCTGGATGATCGGGGCAACGAACTCGAGAACCGCTCCGCGAAGCTGGACCTGCTCGGGTCCGAGGTCGGACTGGACCGCGACAAGGCGCGCGCCGCGTTGGAGTTCGGCATGGCCCAGTTGGGCTACAACAAGTTCCTCGACTCCAACCAGCTCCTCGACATGCTCGACAACAAGAACTCGTCCCAGTACGACCTGATCATCAACCTCGCCAACAAGGCGATGCAGCTCGGGGTCAACTGGAACACGGGGGCCATCGGCAACGACTACGCGAAGTACACCGGAGGACAGTGATGAAGAACCGACCCACCCCGGCCACCAAGCCCGAGCCGTTCGCGATGACCGAGGCCGACGTGTTGCGCGTCTTGGCCGCACGTCGCGACGGCTGGATCCTGCCGCGGAAGGTCTGACATGGCCGGCCTTTCCTCCCCCGCCGGCACCATGCCGCGTCTCCCCACCTGGTCACCCCCCCCACTACCCGCCTGGCAGGGTCCGTCGATCTGGTCCGCAGGGCCCTCCACCATCCCCTCGTCCGTACCCACCGTGGGCAACCCGGACATCGCTCGCCTCGTCCAGTCGCGCGTCACCGGCCAGGCCCCGGGTCTCTCTGCCGCGCAGTGGCAGCCGATCGCTTCCCAGGCCGAGGCTGCGGCCGTCCGTAGCGCCCAGGCCCTCCCCGGCGCGCTCAACCCCAACCTGGCATCACTGCCCTACAACCCTCTCCCGTCGTGGACGCCGCCTACCGCGGCTCCCGACGCGACCACGTCATGGGCCTCCCAGAACGGGCTCAACTGGTCTCAGCTCCGACCCTCGGCCTCGACCTCCACCCCGGGCCTCACCACTGGGTTCACCAACCCCTACGCGGACGTGGCTGGTGTCCAGGCCGCGGCCATGCCCCCGGCGTCAGGCTCGGGGTTCTACAACTTCCCGGGGTCGGCGGCAGCTTCGGCCGGCGAGTCTCCGGGGTTCCTGCAGGGCCTCAAGTCCAACGCCCTCCTCCGCAACACCGCCCCCGACGCGATGGCTGAGGGCATGGGGGCCGCGCCCGCACTCACCGGGGCCGCGCGCGCGAAGTCCTACGCGGGCATGGCCGGCAAGGGTCTCGCTCGGGGCTTCGGGGGCATGGCGATCATCGGCACCGCCAACCAACTCGCGGACGCCTTGCCGGCCAACTCCGCGGCGCGCCCCGGCATCCGCTCGGTGGGTAACGTGGCCGGTGCGGGGATGATGCTCCCGTTCATCGGTGGGGCTCAGACGGCGGGGGCGGCTCCGCTGGGCGTGGGGGCAGCCGAGATCTTCTCGCGTACCGCTGCCGGCAACGAGATCATCAACGCCTCCCGCAACGCCTCCACGAACCCGCTCGCGAACTTCGCCGTCAACCTCAACCCGATCCTCGGGGGCGAGCAGGCGATCCGCAAGTTGGCCGACCTCATGGGTGGCGGTGACGGGGGGATCGACCTCAGCAACCGCACCAACGACACGGTGTTCGACATCTTTGGTGGGGAACGCGGTGGGGCCCAGGCGGTGACCCCCGAGCAGCAGCAGCAGCGCATCGCCCAGACCTCCCCCGACGCGCTCGTGAAGGTCACCACCGACTACGACCTCGACCCGGCCATGGCCGCGAGGCTCGTCGAGAACTACCGCAAGTCGGTCGTGTTGACCACGGCCCAGGGTGGAGTGCCCCTCGAGACCACCGCCGACGGCAAGCTCGCGGACGGGTCCCTGGCCTCGGACAAGCCGAACGTGCGCAAGGTCACCGACGCGAAGGGCAAGACCACCTACATCTCCTCGGATCCCGCCGACATCCAGGAGGCCGTCTACACGCGGTCGCTCCAAGAGATCCCCCTCCTCGCTCAGCAGCAGTCGCAGGAGGAGGACTACATGCGCAAGCAGGCGCTCATGCAGGCGCAGCTCGAGGAGGCGATCCCGCAGTACTTCGGTGGTGCGTCCTGGGCGGCTGATCCGACGGCCCAGATGCTCGCCGCCGCGTCGATCCGCGACATCCCGAGCCGGTACGTCCAGGCCCAGTCGATGCAGACCCAGCAGGGGATCAACTCCCAGATCCAGCAGGCCCAGATCCAGCAGATGCTCGCACAGCAGTACCCTGAGTTGTTCGGCCGGCAGTCCTCGTCGCAGCCGGCCACGCTCGACGCCGCCATGGCTCAGTAGCCCCCGACCCCGGAGACCACCATGGCACTCGATGGCCCCATCCTCACCCGGCTCCCCACGGGGCAACGGCAGGTCGCGTCCAAGTACGACACCTCGTCCCCGCTGTTCCCCTTCATCTCCTCGCTCCCCTCGCCCGTCAGCGGGGCCCTGCGGAACCTCGACACCCAGCGCGTCAACATGGGGCAGAACCCCCTGACCGCGCGCGAGACCCTCTACGCCGGCACTGCAGCTCAGAACCAGGAGTCGGTCGTCGGGGAGCCGGACCAGCCCTGGTACCGCGACGCGGCCACCGACCTGCAGACCATCGCCCAGTCGATCCCGAAGATCCCCGCGGCGTTGTTCGCCGAGGCCAAGCAACTCCCCCAGGTCCCCAACCTCATCGCCCAGGCCACCCGCCAGGGCTCCAACCCGATCGAGGACTTCGGCAACGTGGCCTCGGTCCCGGGGCTGCGCCTGATCCCCGGCTCCTTCATCGCCTCCCAGTTCGGCACGGGCGGGCAGGGGGTCGGCGGGCTCACCGAGCACCCACTGTTCACCGCGCTCGATGTCCTCCCGTTCGCGGAGAAGGCCGCGAAGATGACCAAGACCTTCGGGGTCGCGGAGGAGATCGCGGCTCGCAACGCCGCGGAACTGGGTGGTCTCCAAGCGAAGGTGCGGCCCATCTCCACGGTGCTGACCAAGGGGTTCAAGGCCCCCGAGATCGCGGAGATCACTGGGCCTTTCGGCTGGGACGCGGCCGGCAACGCCCTCACGAAGCAGGTGCTCGAGCCCAACGTCCTGGGACGCGCGCTTGACACCGTGGGAAGCAAGCTGGACAAGACGAAGGTGGGGGGTTTCCGTCGGCAGGCCTTCGGGATCAACTCGCGTGAGGCCCAGCGGTTGAACAACCGTTGGAACGGCAACCTCGAGAACTGGGGGGAGAACCCCGAGCAGTTCTCCCCCGACGACCTACGCGTCATGTCCGAGATCGTCAACGACTTCAAGACGGGCGGCGAGAACGGGATGGTCGACAAGTTCACGACCGAGATCCCCGACGCGCGCCAGGTGCAGATCCGACGTTCGCTCACCATGGACGAGCCCCTTGGGGACATGACCCCGATCGAGAAGCTCTACAAGGAGTACATCCAGGAGAAGGCGGCCAAGATGGGCGCGGCCAAGATCAGGGTCGAAGGCGGGCTCATGCCCGTGGAGTTCCCGTGGGGCACCGAACTCTACGACCAGGCCACCGGCAAGCGGATCCTCCGGGCCCGCAACGCCTCCGAGAAGGCTCAGGTCGTGTCGACGGTGTACGACGCCCTGCAGAACCCCGAGAACCTCGACGTGACCCAGGGCCTCGTCGAGCAGTTCGCAGCCGCGATGCGCGACGACACGATCACCCTCACCCGTCGCAACGCCCTGGCGCGTGGGTACATGGACGCGCTCGAGCAGCGCGGGCTGGACATGAGCCCCCTGCACGGGTACCTCACCGACACGGGGCTCTCCCGACGCGGCACGGGGGCGACGGTGGTGTTGCGCAAGGGCCTCAACAAGCGGAACCTCGACGGGTTCCTGTCGGTGATGGACGACACGCTCGCGGACCCGACGCGGCTTCCCGCCAACCCCGCCCTCGATGTCTCCAAGTCGGCCAAGATGCTGACCGACACCTGGGGTAAGCAGTCGAAGCTCAACGCCGTGGTCAACAACTCGCGCCGCATGGAGGCCGGCACCCCCTCGGCGCGCTGGGACGATGTGATCTTCAACCGGGCCAACGAGGAAACGATCATCCCAAAGATCAACGCCATGTACGCAGGCAAGGACAACCTCGACAAAGTGGTGGGCTACGCGACCAACGGGATGTACCACCAGATCCCCGAGTTCACCACGCCCGCCGGGACCCGCTTCATCCGCACGGCCCAGGCCGAGATCCGCAAGTCGTGGCAGGAACTCGCGGATCAGGGTCTCTCGCCCACGTTCGTCCACAACACCACCGCCGAGAAGGCGTACAGCGCGATCGGGTCCACCCAGATCTTCGACTACTCGCCCACCCCCTCCTCCCTGCGCAAGCGGACCGGGGACATCGCGCCGAAGATCCAGTCGCCCCTCATCTCCATCACGGCCGAGGCTGCGGAGTTCCTCAAGCAACGGGCTTCCCGGCAGTTCCTCGACGACCTCACCTCGACGATGGGTCAGCGCGGCAGCACCGTCATCGAGCGGCTCGAGCCCCAGTGGCGCGAGTACGCGCAGGCCAACGTCGGGGAGAACGGGGCCGCGGCACTCGACAAGGTGATCGCGAAGGAGGGGCTGACGCGCTTCGACCCCGACTCGTTCCTCAAGTCCACGGCGATGCCCTCCGCGTTCAAGGTGTCCGAGGCGATCTACCTCCCGACCGAGGTGGTGCGTAACCTCGAGCGCATGAAGCCCCAGCTCGGCGGGTTCGGCACCATGCTCGAGACCCCGGCCAAGGTGTTCCGTACTTCCGTGTTGGCCCTGAGCCCCCGCTGGCACGTCAACAACATCCTCGGCGGCTTCATCACCACCATGCTCCGCGCTGACAACCCCCTCACCATCTGGCGCTACGTCCAGGACGCGAACGAGATGCGCAAGACCGGGGGCCTCGGCAAGCTTCCGGGTGAGGCCGGCCAGCTCATGGCGCCCGAGGGCGCGACGCGGCTGCAGGGTGAGGTGTTTCTCAAGGGCAAGGTCAAGGGCATCGACCCGACCTCGTTCATGCACAGCACGGGGGCGGGGTCGACCCTGCGCCGACTGTTGGAGTCAGACTGGGCCCAGCGGGCGCGCGCTGCCGGGTCGACGGTGGTGGAGAAGTCCTACGCGTTCAACGCGGCGTGGGACGACTTCTACAAGAGCCTGTCCTACCTCGAGGGGAGGGGCAAGGGGCTCGCCAAGGGCATGAGTGAGGAGCAGGCCATGAAGGCCGGCATCTCCCGCGCCCGCGACATGATGATCCGCTGGGACACCCTCACCCCCCTCGAGCGCGAGTCGATGCGGATGGTCATGCCCTTCTACTCGTGGACGAACACCGTCCTCAAGTACCTGGCGACCTACCCCTCGGACCACCCCTGGCGCACGAGTTTCATCTCCTCGTTGGCCCAGGCCGAGCAGGACGACATGGCCTCGGGCATCCCGCAGAAGCTCCGAGGCCTGCTGTTCTTCGGGGACCCCGACATCAACGGCAACGTGAAGGCGATCAACCTGCAGGGCGCCAACCCGTTCAAGGACGTGGCCAACTACGCGACCCTCATTGGGTTCATGGGCGGGGGGCAGGGCGACCTCTCGGCCATCACCAGTCAGTTGAACCCGGCGTTCGGCACGGCGCTGCAAGCCATGGGCGTCAACACGATGTCGGGCAGCGCGGACCTGTACCCCGACCTGCACTACGACCCCACCACGGGCCAGCTCACCTCGGCCCCGACCGATCCCCTGCCCCTGACCGCGCTCAACAACTACCTGCCCCAGTCCCGGGCCCTCACGTCGATGCTGGGCTGGTCGCGCGACTTCCGCCAGATGGCCAAGTCCGATCCGGCCGCGGCCAGCCGGTTGCTTCGGAGTTCCCTCGGGGCCCCGGTCATCGAGCGCAATGTCAACCTCCCGACCGAGATCGCCAAGCAGGAGGTGCGACTGCTCGGGAACCAGGATCAGGTTAAGAACGACGCGATGCGGACCGGGGACTACGACATGATGAACGCCTACCCGGGCCTGCGGGTGTTCAAGCAGCGCCTCGAGGCCCTGTCCCCGAATGTCCGTCAGCAGTTCGCGCCCAACCCCGACATCAAGGGTGGCCGGCAGCCCACGGTCGCGGAGCTGGGCATCGGGGCGATTCGGACCCAGTAACATCGGGGTATGCCCAGGCCCTTCGCAGTCCAGAACCCTCTCGGTCGCCGGCTCGAGTACTTCAACCTCTCGGTCTCGGAACTCGCCAACAGGTCGGGCGTAAGTTCGCGGACCCTGACCGAGTACCTCGCGGGCCGCGCCGAGATGCTGGACCATCACCTCACGGCGTTGGCGGATGTGCTCGAGGTGGACCCGGAGGATCTTCTGCCTTCGTGAGTGCCAGCGCGCCTTCCACCACGCTCACCCCTCGGCTCGGTCCCATCCACCGGGCCATGAACAGCCACAGCGGGGCCGTGAGGTAGGCGATGGTGCTGGGGTCGGGGTCGATGAACAGCCCCGTGCCGTTTCTGTCACTCACCCGCAGCTTCACAGCCGCCCGATCCACAGGGTCTCACCCTCGGGCGTCTTGCCCTCGGCCTCGTTGATCCAGCCCCAGTCGAACGCGTCCTTGATCACGCCGCCGACCTCACTCCGGGGTTGCCCCGTCGAAGATACGACGAACGCGGTCGAGAAGGGGACCCGGGACCCGGCCAAGTGGCGGACGGTCGGATACGCGCCGTGCTGGGGGATCTCCTGCTTTCTCGCCTCTGCGCCTTGCTGGGTCGGCCCCCGGTACTCGTGGGCGCATCGGTTGCATCTTGCCTGGGTCCAGTCGCCATCGCTGGCCTCCTTCGGGATGATGAGTCTGATCGCATGCTGGGTACACGTCGGGCACTTGACGCCGCGGGGGTGGAACGTGCGGACGCGCGAGAGATTCAGGTTCCGAACAGTCGCCACATCGCGTTCACTTTCTTGGGCCCGAGACCTTCGACCTCGAGGAGTTGTTCCTTGGTCACGTTGAGTACGAGTGGGTTCCCGAGCTTCTTGTAGATCCGCTCGGCCATCACGGAGCTGATCCCCGGGATGGATTGCAGGCACCACGAGACCCATTCGGCATCATCTGGGTTGGTCCCCCAGATCCCCTTGCCCAACCCGGGCCGTTGCTTCAAGCTGCGGTGATCCTTCCCCGCCCACTCGACGAACCACAACGTTGCCTGGATCGTCTGCTCGAGGCTCTGGGTCTGCATCACGTCGCAGCCGGCCTCATGCACCGACCACAGCATCCCGAGCCACTGCCGCAGCGACCAGTCCCGGCCCCACGTCCCCAGCAGCTTGCCGTCCATCGACCACTGGGTCTTGCCCTCGATGATCAGGAGGCGATGGCCGGCGACCGCGGTCCGCATCTGGGCCAACTCCTTCGCCAATCTTCCGTCCGCGATCGACGCGAGGAGATCCCGCAGTTCCTTCCGCTGGATGACATGTTTGCTCCCCTTGGCGAAGAACAACACGTCGCCCCCGACCTTCTCGGGCAACGAGGACACCTTCCCGATAGCTTTCAGCGCTGGCGGTTCTGTTGGGGCCACGAGAATCATCACCGATTACGCCTCCGACTCCTTGAACGAACACAGGTTCGGCAGATCCGACCGCCACTTGATGGGTGGACGTAGAGGTTGTCACCCGAGTAGGGGTGACCCTGGGGGCAATGTGTCTTGGCGAGTTGACGTGCCCGAGACTTGGCTGGCCCTGTACCGCGGCGGGAGTTGTCGCCGGATGTCCGCGGGATCAGATGGGAAGGGTTCACGCATCGGCGATGCTGGCACTGCGGTCCCCCGTCGCATGTCTGATCTCGATTGTGGCACTCATGGTCGAGTTGGAGACCTTCGGGGATAGCGCCTCGTAGTAGTTCATACACCGCACGATGAGCGAGGATGTTGACGCCGAGATGCTTGATGGATCCATAGCCGGCACTAGTACGTGCGCCAACCCAGGGCCAGCACTCATCGCCGTGCCCAACAAGGAACTTGTCACTGAGGCGTTCGAGGAGGGTCTTGGTCGGCGGGCTCACAGGACCAGGGCCTTCTTCGCCCGAGCGACTTCCCCCGGCATGATCCCCAGCCTCGCGGCCTCCATGACGATCTGCCCCCGGTACGCGACCCGCTGTTCCTCGATCTGCTCGGGGGTCATCACGACCGCGGCCGGGTTGTCGACCTTCTCGTTCAACACCCCCACGGCCTCGTTGATCTCCCCGAGGAACCCGACGATCGCGTCGAGCGCGTCCCGCACGCCTCGGTTGGTGACCTCCTGGGCCTCGTTGATCGCGGCCTGGGTGTCGGCGACCTCATCGACCATGCCGCGCACCGTGGCGCCCACGATCTCGGCCATCTGCTTCGGGTCCATGCTCATTGCTCTCCTTTGGTGTGCCAGCCGGCCATGAGCCGCTCGGGTTCGGTGATGGGCCAGAAGTCATGGCTGTGGCCGGGGTGCGGGTAGGTCTGGGTGCAGACGAGATCACCTCGCCGCTCGGGGCACTGGTTGGCCGGGATCCTCACTGGGGGCGTTGCATCTTCCATCCCGCCACCCCCTTCAGGTAGTCCATCACGAAGTCCCCCCACTCATCCCTCTCGAACCCAGCCCGATCCCCGCGCGAGTCCTCCCGGTCCTTCACCGTCAGCATCCGGTGGTCCCCCACGGCCGTCTTGTCCATGAACAGCACCGTGGACATCGCGAACCCCAACCCCTTCTGGGTCCGGGGCTTGTGGCCGGCATCGGAGAACAGGGTCTTGATCTGCTTACTGTCCCGACCATCCGACCGCAGCTCCCCAGCTTCCGCGAGTACCAGGACATGGCACCCGGCCCACGTCAGGGGCTCGGTCACCGTCCTGTGCCACAGCCCATTCACGAACGACCACTCGACGAGCATCGCGTCCTGACCCTGGGTGGCCTTCTTGTCGGACCTGACCTGCTCGAGCCGGTGCTGCAGCAGGAAGTCGGGGAGGTCGTCGCCGTGGACCTTGCGGATGTACCACTTGGCGATGTCGTCCCAGAGCACGCTCGCGCTGTCGACCACCACCCAGTCGTTGCGCCCCGCGTTCGTGAGGGCGTAGGTCATGGCCTTGGCCTGCTGTTCCCAACCGCGAACGTGCGCCAGGTGCAACGGGCCATCGCCTTCCTCCACCTCCCCACCGATGAACTGCTCGGTGCCGATCAACTCCTGCGGGGCCATGCGCTCCCAGGCGTTCTCGGCATCGATGACGTACATGGTGTTGTCGGTGCCGGCCATGCGTCGAGCGATGTCGATCGCGGCCTTCGTCTTGCCGACCCCCATCGGGCCGTAGAGCATGATGCGCTCCCGGGCCCGTTCGGTTGCCGTCCACACTGGTCTGGCCATGGCTACTTCCCCTCGGTCTTGAGTGTCTCGTCGGTCAGCGTGACGTAGGCCTTGCGCTTCCCGGTGGTCCGGTACTTGGCCACGTCGATCCCGTCACGCGCCATGGCCTCGTCGGCCTTGGGCTTCCACTTCTCGGTCTCGGACTCGGGCGTGTACGCGATCTTCGTCGACCCGCACTGCACCGCGCCCTCGACCTTGTTGGATCGCAGCAGCAGCTCGATCGCTTCGCGGTGCCCGTCGACCCGTTCCTTCGCGGCGTTCATCGTCTTGATGTCGCCGCGCCACAGGGCCAGGGTTGCCCGCAGCTTGATCGCCGCGGACTTGGTGAGCACCTCGTCGGCCTTCGGGGTCTCGGCCTTCGCGTGGACCCCTGACTCAAGATTGTGCAGGGCGTAGAACCCGCAGGGGTACATCGCGTAGTCGCACTCGGGCAGCTCCCCGGTGCCGGCCTCGATGGCCTCGATCGTGCGCACCAGCTTCATGACCCGGGCGATGATCTGGCCCTTGGAGTAGATCGGCTTGTCGGGGACGATGTACTCGACATCGTCCTCCACGATCTTGGTCTCGGGGTCCTTCCATCCCACCACGAACAGCAGAGGCAGGCCCGTGGTCGCGACCTCCACCGACGTTTGCCATGCGGCCTTCTCGCGGTAGAACCGATCGAACGTCCACGACTTGGCCAGGGCCTTGGCCTCCACGACACGCCGTTCGCCCAGCACCACGTCCGAATCGACCGGGGTCTTGAAGCACTCGACCACCGTGTCCGGGTGACACCGCACGACCGCCTTGGTCCCGACCTTCAACTCGACACAGAGCTGCCCCGAGTCGTCGTAGGTCCCGCCCGTGATGCCCTCGACAACCATCATGTCGGTCTGCTTCCAGCCGTGGGCCTTGAGCTTGTCGAGGATGATCGGTTCGTTCGTGTTGCCCTGGGCATACGCGGCCAGCATCGCGTCGGGAGGGGGGGCCGGGGTCTGGCCCAACGCCTGTCGGATCAGGTTGGCCTCGCAGTTGCCCAACGACGACGCGCGGAACACCCACTTGCCGTCCTCGCGGTACACGTCGGGGCGGTGATCCGCGCCGTGGTCCACGGGATCGTCGTCGAACTCGCCGGGGTCACTCATGGGGGTCACGCCTCGCCCAGCCACTCGACGTACAGCGCGCTCCCCCGGCTGACCACCCCGGCCCCATCCACCACGTCCTCCGCGATGGCCCGCACCGCCCAGCACCCAGGCCCACCGGGCACCGGGGTCTGGCCGGCCTGGATCTGGTTGAGGATCCGGCGCGCGCTGCGATGGTCCGCGTACTCCATGAGCTTGACGGGGACATCGGGACCGAACTCGCCGGCCACGGCCTCGAACAGCTTGGCGTACTTGTCGTTGGGCCGACCCACGGCCGGGGCCTCGGGCAGCTTGTCCACCCGCTGCATCACCGTGCGGGCCTCGCGGGAATCCTCATCCGGTTCCACGGGCGCGCTGCGGGCCTGCGGTCGGGGTCGGTTGGCCGCGGCCTTCTTGGCGGGTCGTTTGGTTGGGGGCATGGTCGCCTGCTTTCCTGTTCGTCAACTGTTGTCGTACACACCCCCGGGATCGAACCGAGCGTGGGCCCCTCTGGCCGGTGCGTGCCTTGAGTGGGTTACTCGACCTCGGTCGCGCCCACGGTCTGCCAGATGCTGTCCTCGCTCTCGACATCATCCACCAGGAGCATGGCCTCGTCGTTGGCGTCCAGGCCCTCGATCTCCGAGTAGCAGCGCTCGACGAACGTGGCGCCGCCGTCGTCCTCGGAGGTCTTGGCGATGGCGATGATGGCCGCGGTCAGGGACTCGAGCGTCGGACCGGTCTCCTCGGCCACCTCCTCGACCTCCACCTCCTCGGCCTTGGGTGCCGCGGCCTTCTTCGCGGCGACCTTCTTGGCCGCGGCCTTCTTCGCCGGCTTGGCCTTCGCCTCGCTCCATCCCTTGACCTCGGTGGGGAGCAGCCGCGTGCGCTTCTTGTTGAAGGCCTCGTACTCGGTCTGCTCCACGTGCAGGGTGAGGCCCTCCCAGAACCCGGCGTCCATGGGGGTGAGCTTGGTGGCCTCGTACCGCGCCCGCATCTTGTCCGAGCCCACCTGCATGCAGGCGTCGATGATGGCGCCGAGGTAGGTCGAGTTGTTGAAGCCCTTGGCCCGGCCGTCCTCGCGCTGGACCTTCTTGCCCCCGTCGACGGCCTCCCAGCCCTTGCCGATGGTGATGAACTGGTTTTCGATCGTGCCGGCGTTCCCCACGTCGGGGTCGTCGGTCACGAAGTCGCAGATGCCGGTGAGGGTCATCTCGTCGTCGCCGTTGGTGTAGGCCGGGTCCAGGCCGAACCGGAAGTTGCGGATGGTGATGTCGAGGTCATCCGCGATACCGGTGGTCGTGTGGAACGGGTCGAACTCTTCATGGGTGGACATTGGATTGCCTTGCCTTTCTTCCCCTCACGGGGTGTGTTGGCCCCCGGTGTTGGGGGTGTTGGGAACTGCTACTTGCGAACTTCGAGCACTACGAACCGGATGAGGTGGGTGCCATCCTCGAGGAGAGCGACTTCACAGATCACATCTCCATCTGCCCCGTATGCCCTGACGTTGGTCTCGGGGCTCGTGGGCGGTTGGAGTGCCCCGGGTGGGAACACCGGTTCGTTCATGTCGCCTACTTCTTCGTGTCGGATGTGATGGCTTCGATCCACCAGTCGGGCAGCAACTTCCTGCCGGCCTCGCGGTACCACCGTGGGAACTGCTTGTCGAGGATGAACGTGGTGGCCCAGTCGTTCTCGTGCCGGACCCCCCGGCCCGTCATCTGGACGAGGCTTCTCGCGACCTGTACGCCGTACCAAACCTGACCGGCTGGCCGGCGTAGTCGCTCCGAGACCTGTCGATCTCCCAATGCAGGGAATGGCACCTTCGCAACGATGACCACTCGACAGAGATCGTCAGGAAGGTCGAGTCCTCGATCGAGTGACGGTGCCAAGAGAACTCCACCGGTCCGATTGAACGCTTCCACTGCCGCGTCCCGTTCCTTCGCGTTGGAGTACGCAAGGATCTGACGCCCACGATTCCACCTTCCTTTCTGCCGCTCTTTCAGCAGGCCATCTGCCAGGTACTTCGTGAGGGAGTAGCTGACTGTGTGGACGAGTATATTCTCGCCCTCGTATCTGTCAAGGATTTCCGCGATCCCCGCCAACATCTTCGGCTTCTCGACCGCGGCTTCCTGGTACGTGATGTTGGCCACGGGCTTCATGACGATGGGCCGGTTCTCCTTCGCGAACGGCATGGGCATGCGCACCACAGCCCACGGCACCCCCGCCTGGTCCAGACCCAACGACTCGGCCATCTCATCGGGGGAGATGATCGTAGCCGACATGATGAGCCACTTGTCCGAGTGCCGCCACAGCCGCTCCATGCCCCAGTCGTTGACCACCACGGGCTTGAGCACGAACGAGGCGACATCCCGCTCCTCTCGCGCCTTGGGATCCCACTTTGTCTCGTAGACCCGGATCCAGTCGCCCCAGCCGTCGGGGTCCTCGTCGTTGCCCAGCTCGATCTCGCGCGCCTGATCCAACACCCGCGTGATGCCGCGCTTCCTCCGCATCAAGGCGACATCCGATTCGTCCCAGTCCTGCATCGCCTCCACCCGCACCTCGAGAGCACTCACGAGGCTCCCGATCCACGCCTGGACGGTCTTGGTGCGCGCGGCCTTGACCGGGGGTTGGAGTCCGAGGTCCTCGAGCAGCCTGGCACTGGCCCGGAACTCGACGTACCCCATGAGCGCGGATTCGAGGGTGTCGCACTCATCTACGACCACGAAGGGCCGGCGGGTCATCCTGCCCTTGACCTCCTTCTCCCCGAACGTGCCGGCGGTGTTGGCTTCCGCGAGGAGGTAGCTGGTGTTGAGCACCCCGACGGTCGCGGTCATCGCCTGGACCTTCGCGTGCTGGTACGGGCACTCGGCTCGCGTCGGGCAGAACCGGCACCCTCGGCCCGTGCAGTCGTCGCCCGTGTACTCGGGGTAGGGCATGGTCGCGGTTGGGTAGTTGCTCCGGCCCTTCAACACCCGCGCGTACTCACCGAAGTCCGCGACGAACTGATCTTGGAGTTGCTTCCCTGAGCAGACGAACAGGCTCTTGGTCGCGAGTCTCCTGCGCACCATCTCGGCCACCAGGGTCTTGCCCGAGCCCGTCGGCGCGTCCAGCATCACCACCTTGGCCCCACTCTCGTAGGCCTCGATGATCTGCTCGGTGGCGGTGAGCTGGTCGGGGCGGAACCGCGTGAACTTGGCCGGCCACGGGTGCTCGCCCGCACGCTGGAACCACCGGGGGTCGTCTACTCCGACGACCCCTCCACCTTCGTCCCGACGAGGTGCTTCAACTTCGGGTTGAGGATCTTCAACGGGGTCCAGCACTTCACGCACAACATCTGCGCCGGCACCATCACCACGCTCCCGCTCCTCGGCACCGGGGCGATGCTGGTCTCCTGGCACTTCGTGCACCGGACGCGCACGTTGATCGTTTCGCTGGCCATGGTCGCCTGTCTTTCTGATCTTGATCTTGGGGCCGAAGCCCTTGAAGGGGTCGAATGCTGTCGCCTGGTCGCTCATCTATCTCCTCAGCTACTCGTCCTGGAACAGCGCGCGGTACGGGTACAGCACCTCGTCCATGGCCCGCTGCCACTTCTCGGTCATGCACTCCCGCTGGTCCAGCGCGATGGCGAGGTACTCGAGCTGCAGGGCCTCGTCGCTGTCGCGCAGCTTGGCCCGCATGGCCTCGATCAACACCCCCTGCAGCTCATCCTGGGCCTCGAGCTGCGCCATGGCCGCGAGGGTCGCCTGGGTTTTCATCATCACCGACAACTCGAAGTCGCCGGTCTCGGTGGCCATCTTCGTGAGGCCCTGGCCGATGAACGCGCGCACCATCTCCGCGACGCTCTCGTACTCGCACTGACGCAGCGAGATCATCTTGTTCATCTGCGCCTGGACCCCGGGGTCGATCCGCACCCGGAGGTTGGCGGAGTGCCCGTGGCGGTCCGCGATCATCACGGTCTGGGTGGCCGGCTTGGCGGCGGTGTCGGTGAGGAAGGGGTCGAACAGGTCATCTGCTGGCATGGCATCACTCTCCGTTGGGTTGGTGGGCCCGGAGTATGCCTACGGTCACATCACCCTGTCAACACCCAGATTCTCCACTTACTGGTTCCCTGGTTCCCTGGTTCTATGGTTCCCTGGTTCTGGGTGCGCGCTGGTTCTACGGTTCGGTGGTTCCCTCTCCTCTATCTACTGGCAATAGCCCTGCCTATGACCCTGCGCGGCATGCGAACCACGTTTTTTAGGTGGTTCTTATGCCGCGCACCCTGCGAACCACCGAACCGGGTGAGGGGGTTGAACTCATCCGGCGTGCCGGAGGAGAGAGGCGGTCGAGACCGTATCGCGCCTGTCAAGTGGGCGCAAGGGGCCAGGGTTACGGTTGTGTGACGAAATCCGGGGGGGGGCGATCGGTCCATCTGCTGGGACGCGCCGCACCCCCTCGGTCGCCTCGAGGGGGTGCGGGGATCTGCTGGTGATGTTGGGGGCCTAGCGCCGGGCCTTCGACTTCGACCGGGGCCGGCGCATCCAGTTGGGCCGACGATGGTGGCCCATGCGCTCGCGCTCGCCGCCGGTCACTTCGCCACCCGACCGTTCTGCTCGGCTACCCAGGTCGCGGCATCCTCGAGGGTCTCGTGCCCACCTTCGTAGTGGACCGCGTGCCGGCGCACGATGAACTTGGGCCCGTCGGGCGCACCGTTGTACTCGCGGGTGATGGTGAACCACGTCGAGATCGGTTCGTCCACCTCCTCCGATTCCGGCTCGTCCATCTGGTGGAAGGCCTCGAACGGGCACCGGCCCCCGGGAGCGGGCGTGTACTGGGTCGAGATCGTGTCGTCCCAGGACAGGCCGCACTCGCCGCACGTCGCGACCGCGTACACGCGACCTGGGTGCGTCGGGGTGACGGGAACCACCGGGAAGTCGAACGGGATGACACTCGCGTCCAGGCGGGTCATCGGGCCAGCTCCCGCGCATCGCTGATAGCCAGGGTGATCGACACACGGGACACGCCCGGGATCGTGTCGCGGGCCCAGGCCACGTTCACCGCGGCGACCCCGATGCCGAGCTTGGACGCGATGTCGTCGCGTAGGGTCTCGAGCTGTTCGGTCATGTACCTGCTCGCGTTGTCCATGGTGTCCACCTTTCTCGGTTACCGACCATCGGCACCCCTTCCCCCTCCCCGTCCATCTGGTGGGGAGGGGGGCGGGCTACCCAGGATCGACTAGAGCGCGGCGACCAACATCCGCGTCAGCTCGGCGCGAGCCTCGATCGCGAGATCCGCCTCGATCACCCGCCGGTACTCGTCGGTCGCGTCGTCGATGCAGCCCAGGCTCGCGAGCACCGTGTCGCCCAGGTACGCGTCGCAGACCTCGCACGTCTCCGGGCTGCCGTCCGGGTAGGCGTCCGTGCAGTACTCGTGCGCGTGGTCCGTGACGTGCCAGTCATCCTCCCACCGGAACGTCACCCCCTGCTCATCGGCCCACGCCTCTGCCTCCGCGGCCTCGAGCGCGCATCGTGCCCGGCCCTCATCGCGGGTCTCGGTCGCGGGGTCGTAGCCGTACCCGCCATGCTCGTGGAAGAACCGCACGGCGGCGTCCATCCTGGCCTCATTGACCTTTGTCTGGTCCATCATTGCCACCTCTCGTTTGTCGTTGTCTGGATCATTCCATATTCCCGCCACAATTTCAACCCCTATTCCCGCACCATCGTCCCGTCCATCTGGTGGGGAGGGGGGCGGGCTGTCGAGAATCAGGCCTCGCGCATGTTCACGATGTTCTCGCGCTTCCCCTCGAGGGTGAGGGTCACGCGCCGGCCCATCTTGTAGTTCGTGACTTCGTAGGCCACGCTCGCGTCGACCCCAGTCTGGTAGGTCTCGGAGTAGGTCCCACCCGCGTCGATGGTCACCGCGAACCGCGGGTTCCCGTTCGCGCTGGACCGCATCCGCTCCACCCGCTCGAGGGTCCCTGTCACTTCCCTGCGTGCTGCCATGTTGGCCACCTCTCGTTTGTCGTTGTCTGAATCGTAAACCATTCTCGCCACAATTTCAACCCCTATTCTCGCACCATCGCCCCGTCCATCTCGCACCCGCGTACCGCCCGAGTCGCGCCGTCCATCTGCTGGCAGCACGCGGACTCCCGGTGTCGGACCCTGGGCGCAGCCAGAATCGGACCGCGGTCGGCCGGCTCCGGCACCCGCTACGGGAGCGGGACACTACGGGCGCGGGCCGCTATGGGCCGATGGGACAGGCTACGGGTTCGGACCGTTGGCCCATCCTCGAGGATCCCGACACGCGACACCGCGCCGAAGGTCCTCGAGGATGGGCCCCAATTCCGACGATGGACGCGTTAGGGGCCCGTAGCAGATGCCACGGGCCCCCGAGTGTCCGATGTCGACGCGTGAGGCCTCTAGCGCTTAGGCGTCGGCCCCATCGTCGTCCAGCTCATCCCACGCGGCAGAGTCCTCGCGGCAGACCAGTTCCCCATACGGGCCGAACCGGTGCCCATCGTCCACCACTTCGGATCGGACACCTTCGTGCCCGCAGTAGACGCACGTGATGAAGTCCTCGAGGATCCCATCGGACATGACGGCCGTGTTGTAGTCCGCATCGCAGAGGAACACGTAGCCCGATTCCATGTTCATCCACACCGCGAGACCATCGTCCGTGAGTAGTTCGGTCTCGTCCCTATCGGACCGGTACGCGGTCAACAACTCCGCGGCCATCTTCAATTCGCGGGACCCAACGAGATCCTTCGTTGCCGTCTCGTCACTCATCATTGCCACCTCTCGTCATCCGTCGACCCTATGCCGCGGCTCGAGCACTCCAGGGCCATCCTGGAGTGCTCTGGTCGCGTCACGCGGTCAATCGTCGGCGCGGTCCCGCGTGTAAGCGCTGAACTTGATGTCGAACTGGCCCGTCTCGTCAATCAGGAACACAACGTCCGCGTCATCGTCGGCCGCGAGGATGCTCGCGAGGATCTCGCGCGGGTCGTCATCCTGTCCGGGATGCCAGCCATTCTTGTACCGCTGCGGGTCGTCCGGTGCCCACTGGGTCCAGCCTTCACGCTCGAGGGTCGCGCCGTCCGTCCACGTGATCGCCTTGTCGGGATTGTTCACGTAGTCACCCGCGTCGATCGACCCCGCGACATCCTCGAGCAGACACGCGGAACAGACGATGTCGTAATCCCCCAGCCACGCGTACTCGGGCTTCCATCCATAGGAGTCAGGCTCGATTCGGACCGCGCGGTAGCACTCTGCGCATGTGGTCCATTCGTCTAGCCATTCGCACTGCGCACCGGCCCGCTCAAGTGCCCGGGCCAACCTAGCGGGCATGGTCTCGTCCTTTGTGAGCGGCGCGTCACCCTCACGCGCGTACCGCTTCGTGTTCCAGTCCCCCAACACGATGGTCGCGTCCGTCGACCCGTAACGCGGGCTCGCGTAGCCGTGGATGATGTCGGTAACCACGTACCCATCGCCCCACGGCTCGCCCGTGGCGATCTCCACTAGCCGCGAGGCCAGTTCCCCAGTTGTCTTGTCCTTGAGCATGCTTTCACCTTCTCCATAGTCCTCGAGCCGGTCCCGAGTCCCCTACTACCGTCCGACACTCGCGCGCCGGACGGTAGTAAGTGACGCGGGCTAGACCATCGGACGGTAGAACCACGTCATGCCAGCATCCGCGGAACTGTCGACAATCCAGCCGACAGCCTCCGCCGCGGCGACCATCTCGTCGGACCATTCGTACAACGCGGCCGAAGTGTCGGGATCATCGGCCCATCCATCGCCCGAGTAGTCGACATCGGCCGGCAGAGCTGCGCAGTAGTCGACGTCGTGGCGAAACAACTCCACTGGCCGATTCCACACCGCGCAGAGGATGGGCACCATGACCGACGCCGCGGCCTCGCATCCGATGACGTACGCGGTCTCGTCGGCGGTGCGGCGCAGACCATGGTCATACGACGCGGTGAGTTCCAGTGTCGCGAGGATGGTCGCGCCCGCGTAGTCGTCCAGCTCCGTGGCGATCTCGTAATCGCCATAGGGCTCGGTTTCGAGTAGGTAGGCGATCATCGGCCACCCTCCCGCGTCGACATCGGCACCATCGTCACGCGCCAGCGATCGGCCCGCGCGTCCCGCGTCATGCGCTCGAGCCGCTCGAGGTTGCGGGCCAGTTCTTCGGCCATCGTCGGCGCGCTCATCGCGCACCGCGCAACGTCATACCAGTCACGTCGCCCGGCTCGAGCATGCAACCGTAGTAATCGTCACAGCACAGCACCGCGTGCCGGTGTTCCTGTCGCTCGAGCCGGGCACTGTTCAACCGCGCCCGACAGTGCGAGCACGTCGCGCCCTCGAGCGCGGGGTCGCAAGTGCTGATAGGTGGCCAGGTCGATCGTTCCATGGTGTTCCCTTCCCCGCGCTACTTGCGCGGGCCCACCTCCCACTATAGACCCCCGCGCCCCATCCCGCAACCATTCCCGCCTACCTATCCGCCCATCCTGTCGGCAGTAGGTAGCGCTCGCCCACCCGCGCCCACCTCTACTGGCCGATGAGCTGCGCACTCTCCCCACGACGCGGGGCCGCGTTGTACGAATGGTCCGACGAGATGGTCGCCGCGGCGGAGGCTGTCGGCTGGATTGTCGACAGTT